AGTCCCAATACCTACTTCAGTACCATCATCAACTAAAGCCCCCGTCGTTAAAGTATCCTCATCAGACCAACGAGCTACATAGTTTGCAACGCCGGAACCTCCTACTCCTGAGAGAACTGATTCAATAGATTTCCAATGAACGCCAGTAGCTCCCTCGTTGGTAAGAACCATTCCCCCATCGCCAACATAATCATTAGAATCATATATGCTTCCGGAAATCCTTAATGTGTTTACGTCCAGCCCGTTGGAATAACTATAGGTGAGCCCTTCGCTGGCTCCAAAAGTGCCCACATTGTTAAACTGAACTTGGGTGTTGGAACCCCCCGGAGATCCTCCTCCACCTCCTCCAGCTAAAGCGGTCCACCCTCCAATCCTTTTGACAAATTGTGTTAAATTTCCGCTATCAATATAATACGCACCGTTAAGAACACCAGTGAGAGCCGCAGTCGTATCTAGGCTGCCCGCGGCAACATCCCCCACAAATCTATCACCTGCATATCTAGTAACTGCCATAACTATATTAACTTAAATTCAAATCCACAAAAAGCACCACTATTAAATATACCATCTATCGTAGAGGAATAAATTTTTATCTGATGAGAACCTTCTGACCCAGTCCCCATAGCGGTTACAAAAGTATACTGACCGGTAGTATTACAGTATTTTGTTCGTGTTGTCTGTTCCACTGCTTCATTCGGATATTCACGCGGAGCTCCGATTGTAGAGTCGCTAGGGTCAGGATTTAATATGGTCTCATGGTCGGTATCTGATCCCAAGTAAAATTTTAATTGTTGTTGGTCATAGTTCTCGGAGAGAGCGAGGACATCAATACTATCCTGAGGAGCAACCCCATCCCCTATCTTTGAGCTATCTAAATAAAATTCCACAACATTATAATCAGAGTAGCCCCCATTGTAATCTTCTCCCAATCCAGAAACCGTTGAATATAAAGATACTCCCGTTGTCCCCTGAGCAGCCTGAGCAGCGCTTACGGAAAAAGTACCAGTAGCACTTCCACTTTGAACAAAAGCATTGTAAGTCGCTCGAGTCGAGTTTTCGTTTATCTGCACAGCTGTCCAATGATCAGCTTCATTCCATAAAGATATACCACTAATCCAATCTCCGTTATTGATTCCCGCGCCTACATTCCCCAACGGAAGCCAAGGGTTGGATTGATTGAAACCGGTCAAATCATTTTCGTTTTGTCCTCCTTGATCATAACCCCCGCTAAGATACCATCCGTAATATGGTAAATACCCATCAGATCCCACCCATATAGTATCCAAATAACTTGAATAGTATTCCTGAACAGTACCCCCAACGGATACCCTAAAGGGAAAACTAGATTGCAGGAGTGGGGGTACCGGTGATGATGGGGTGGCGGGACTATTTATGTACGGTTCTTCTACATCCCATCCCCTACTCCAGAAAAGGCCCGTTTCCCATGTAATATTAATACCCTGCGCAGCCGCTACCGCAACTTCAGGCTGCTTCTTCCAGAAAGCTGTGGGAAAATTTAACGACATTAGTATACATAGCCGGTTACTGCCGAAGCAAAAATTCCCGTATTCATTCTCGCAAAGGTGTAGACATTGGTTTTACTGGGAGCCACAGCAGGAGCGGTATGGCTAAAGTCCCCCCCCCATCTTACTGCCCCCGCGGAATCCGTACCGTACTCCCCAGACCTGAATTTAGGGGTAATAGAAGTTGTATCCGTGTTAGTGTTCTCCCAATACAAAGTCAATGTTTGTCCATCGGCTACATTGGTAAAATCAATATTGGTAGCAATAGCGGAAGAGGTATATTGGATGTTTGAATCTTGCCAATTTATTACGACAGTTCCCGCTGACGAAAAATTGTAGGGAACATGACGAGAAGATCCCTCAATAGTTATTAAAGCATCATCACTATCTCCCGCAGCCCTATAACCACTTATTTCATTTACTATTAATTTATTCCCCGGGTCAATTTCGAGGTTTCCGCCAGTTATTGTAACATCTCCAGAAATTGGAATACTAGCTAAATCTAAACCCAAGCCACTTACGCGCACATACGTCGTTCCTTGAACGGTAAGCTCAGCCCCCGCTTTTATCATGAGATCGTCGGGGTCACTAGGACTTTTTGCTCTATTATATATGATTGAGTTGGGAGCGTTTTCGAAACGAATATCGTCCGTATTGATAAGGTCATTACCCTGCAGATTGACTTGGGTGGTAGCAACGCAATTTCCCATATTATCTCCACCCACCGCATTGGCAATACCACTTCCGGTAACTAATAGTCCGTCGCTTTGCCTAACCTGAAGGTAAGGGTTTTGGGTGACAACTGTAGAAGCCGAAGTCCACGCCGACTTATTGAAATAAACGTCCTTTGTTCCCGAAAGTTGGGTGGCTGGAAAACCCAGACCCCCTTCTGCGCCCGTAAAGACATACTCTGCTATTTGTTGCGCTGTTATCTTTTTAGTTTCGTAGCCCACCCCCACATTTCCTGCGGCAGAAGCGAAAAGGTAGGAACCTGACACAATTTCATTTGGTACCGTTCCGGCTAGCTGAGATATTTTTTTATTTGCCATTTTTCCTTAAACCTTATTGTTATATACACTCTTTTAATACGGCGGAAGCAGGTTAGTCACAAATAAACCTGAAGTTTCCTGTAAAGCGTAAAATCCGTCCTGATCTATTCCGGAAGGAGCACCCTCCAATAAAATAAAATCCTCTATTTTTTCCGCGCCCAAAACCCCACTTATGAAAAATCCTTTCGATCGATCGTCGGGATCTATCTCCATTTTAAAAGAAGCGCTAAAAATCTTATTGTTTCCTATGTCGGTGTTGTAGTTAAAATTTTCCAATTTAGCCCCAACGAAAGAATATCTCAAAGCTTCGTCTTGTCTATTTATAGGGATCGTTCCTGCATTTATAGGTTCCGCAATGCTTTTCTCGCAATTGTTGGGGTCGACCTTAATCGTCAAATCATATCCGCTATTAATGTTAACCAAGTCCACCAAAGAGCCGCTGGATGCTTCGTTCACCAATCCATCTATCGTTAAATTGGCGAAAACGGAAGAAGTAGGCTCGTTTCCCACGGGAAAACGGTAACCTAAATTATTTAAATATTCCCGATTTAAATTAATATTTATACTGTAACTTTGAATATGAAGTGAATCAAAATCTACCCCAAGTCCGGAAAAAGAATCTGTAGAGAGGGTTATATCACCGGGTTTCAAAACGGGATAACCTTCTTCCGCCAAAACACGAGGAATGACCACATCCGCATTATCGTTTAGCGCTCCGTCTTTGGTGTTTATATCAGGAGCTAGGAAACCGCTTCCGCTCATATCAAAATTAATATTATAAGCAGTATAGGCAACCGAAGCTTTAGGGAAAGCACCTACAGAGCCATCGGTTGAATAGGCGTTTAGATAACAATTTCCAAAAGATATAACATGATAGGAAGGAGCGTTTTCGTCTATCCCTTGGTAAATGTCAGCTTGAGTAAAGTCTTCTTTAAAGTAGTCTTTGTCTATATCGTTCCCAGAAGGGTTAACGGCAACATAAATGTTTTTGCAGTCTCGATACTGGTTTACCCCGAAGTCTTGCCAAGTTCTTTGAAGTCTATCTTCTTTAGTGGTGTTGAAAAATCCAGAAAGAAGCGAAACATTTAAATTTTGATTATAATAAGCTTCACCAACAAAAGGGTAATTAAAGAGAGGGTAGTTAACGTTAAACCCTAAACGTGCCTCATTTTTAGTACCGCAAAGCAAATAATCAAAATTAAGGTTAACAGTAGGATGGCTTACAATCGGCCGGTCTACCAACCCCCTTTTATTGATCTGCGCCACATCGGTATGAGGGACAGTAATGGAGTAATTTATAGACTGAACCCTGTCGATGCTATGAAGGAGGTTTAACTGCTGAATTAAATCACCGTGATCATTCGACGGTGAACCCCCATTGTAATTTACAAAATTATAGCCGGTTTCCGGGGCAGGCCCAACGTACAAAGCCTGACAATTGTAAATTACCCTTGGCTGTGCCATTACTTTTCCCCTTCATGAACGCTTGCGTATAATATTCCCGCTAAGAAGTCGTCCACCTGATGCTCGTAAGCCACATCTTGAACCTCCTTAACTCTCTCATGGTTTCTGTCTGTAGGCTCGGCTGCATACCGTCCCGCTTTAGCCAACCAGTTTGGTGGTTCTTCGTTCGCAATTACTATATTTGTTATTTCGCGCGCTACTTCTTTTTGTTGCTTGCTCAATCTCTTACGTTTGTGAATCCGCCTTAAAGAAGCTTCTACTTCCAAGTTCAACTTATCCGAAAGGTTTAGGTGTTCCTGTATTCTGGAAAGGCTGAAGTTGATAGTTGCCTTGGTTCCCACTGGGGTCTTTTTGTCTTCTTCTTTGGGTTTTTTAGAACCCGCGGGACGCCCGGACATTTGAGGCATTTTAGCTCCCCCAATAAGGGGTTCGTATAGGCCCTCATTCTTGTGCTCTTGAAACTTTTTCTGCGATTCCAGTGATTCTTCCGGTGTCGGGAAACGTCCCGATTCAATCGCCTGCATTCCTTCCTCCGCGGTAAGAACACCCAGCTCAATCAAGCGACTATAGACCCTTGAATAGACAGACGTGTCTCTCAAATCCACCTCTTCAAAATGAGCGTCAGGATAATTCTTGAATCCCATCTCCTTTGAAACTCTCCTAATCTCCGGCATCAAGAAATTCTCCAGAAAGACCCGGCGTCCCTGCTTGAGCCTCTCCATAAACACTTGAACCTTGATGCTGGTATTAGCGAATTTCTCGTCACTCAAGAGGATATTATTTAACCCCATTTGAATGTCTTGGTTGACAACGTCGTACTTTTTGGGATCCAAAATGTTACCAATATCAGGAATAACAAATTTAGCGTCGGTAGTATAGTCTGAAATCAATACTCGTCCTACAGATTCGTTTTCAAAGAGTTTCTGCATTGCCATCAGATTCTTTTGGTTTACCCCTCCCTCTTCAGGTTTGGTCCCCATAGTTATGAGAAGAATAGCCTGATTAGTGGTTCTCGCAACCGCCATGTCCATCTGCTTCATCTCCTGTTTCCAGTTTATATCTTCTAGAACTGGGTAGCCCATAGGCACAGCAAATGGTTCGTAATCTTGCTTTTTGTAGAAAACGGCCACAAGCCTATCGGTGTTAAGAGGAATCGTAACAGCGGCCATTCCGGTGTTCTTTGTATCTTTTATTAACTTTTTAGTTTCTTCCGGTAGGCTTTCAAACACTTCTCGTTGTTCGTCCGTTTGGGGATTTCGCAAGATTTGCAGTTCGTAATCGGTAACCACTTTGTAATAAACCCCACGACTAAAAGCTATACTTCCTTGAAGTTGAATATCCGAAGGATTAAGGATTATATATTGGGAAGGGATTTCAATATTTTCATTAGCCTCACTCAGTCCAAACGTTTGATTAATCTTAAAAGCATCACTTTTTTCCATCTTCGCGTTGAACCTGTAAATAAAAACATTTCCAGACCTATAATACTCCCGAAAAAATCTACTCTGGAGATCATCAATATTTATTCTCCCGAAAAGCGTCTCGAAAAATTCTCTAGACTTGCGGCTACCACCAGTATAATACAAATTACTAATAGAAAACTCAGTCATCAAATCAATGGTATTTCTGAAAACGGAGAAGTTGTAATAAGCTTTCTGGCACAAGATAATAGTATCGCGAACCTCGATGTTGGAATTATTGGAAACCCCTCGCGAATACTTAAACGGAATCATCCCGTTTTCGATATTCCGAAATCGGTCAGTCCTAATAATATCAGCAGCCCTGTTTCTTCGGGTCCGTGTAGAGCTAGCTACAGTTTCGTGCTTAGCCATTAAAGGTTCCGCACCTTGTTCTGTTTTCTTACTTACCGCCATCTTTTACTTTAAAATTACACCTAAGCTATCATTCTGGGAGTAAATGTGTGATTAACTTGCTGAACTTTGGTATTTTTAATATCATTATAGCTTTTAACCGCCCAGTTCCCCAACATTAAAGTAGTATAGTTATCTTTCCGGGCTCTGTTTGCGGCCGTGCTTCTCTTAAGATGTTGAGGTAAATCGAAGGTTTGAGTTCCTTTCGCCGTGGTTTTAACCTCCACCAGAGCGCACTGCTTTTTCGATTGATGAACTATATCGTCCTGAAATTCTATCAAATCCCCTTTGTTTTCATAAGGCATCAATTTTATAGGAACGGCTTGAGCCGACACTTTGTCAAAAAAACTTCCGCAGGCAGCCGCACGAGAAGCGAACCAAATCCTCTGGTGATCAATAGATGCCTGAAGGTGTTCGTTAGCCTCCCGAAGAAAAGTGGTGGAAAACAACTGTTTAAAGCAGATCACGTTTTCCTTTCTGTTGTATTGGCGCTTTGCTGTTAAAAGCATTTTTTCATAATCTACTCCATTCTTGTCGCTATTGAAATCAAAAAATTTAATTTCTATACGGGAGCTTTGAAATAGCTCAGATTCATTGGCGCTGTCAATAAATTGATACCCTGCGTTATCTATGATTATCATGGAAAACTTGAAGTTGGTTACCAGATAATAAAGGTATTTTATATGATCCTTTAGATTCCCTCCCGCCACCGCATACCCATGAACCAGTGTGGAAAAAGTGGGTCTTTCTCCGTCCAATTCGAGAACCGACATTGCGAAAAAATCAGAGGAAGGGCTATTGCTGAAACTGGGATCAATAGCTAAAATATACTCTTTGTCAGGTTCTCCTTTTACTAACGTATGCTGCTTTTCTCCGTCAGGAATAGTGCACTTATGCATCTTCTTGGCGCTAAAATAACTATCACTGCCGTCGGTAAACTGAGCCGCGTATTCCCTCATGAAAGATGAATTTGACGATCCCCCTGATTTAGCCTCTTCGATTACGGTGCTATCAATCATGTCCGGAGGAATAGAATCAAAACCCATTTGAGAAATAAAATAATTAGACTGCATGATCTCATCCGAGTAAATATTACCCATCCAATCCTTATAGGTGCGATAAAGGTTTTCGAAACTATAACTGGCAGAAGACAACGCTATCATCTTGGAATTGTTTCCAAACACGATCCTATCCTTTTCCTTCATTTCCCCCTTCGCAATGAGATCATCTTCAATCTCCCTTATCTTTATTCGCTCCGCCATGTCTTGAGGGGCAACCAAAAAAGGCATCAGCACCGATTTAATGGTATCCTCTGGCAACAGCAAAAACTCATCAAGAACCAAAATGTTAGCGCGAAAACCTCGAATCTTTTCCCCACTCAACGGAATAGCTGTTATGGTGCCTTCGTTAATCTTCCACTCGAACTGATCGTTACGTTTGGACTTTGCGCCGAAAGCGTGAGCTAACATCTGAGCTTCTTTTGACTCAACTATCTTTTCTATATTGTTGAAAATAAATCTCGCTGTACGAAAAGTAGGCCCAGCAATAAGGATCTTGGTGCGAGGCTCAAAAATGCACTGGAGGAAACAATAGACAGCCGCAATGAAAGTTTTTCCGCAACCACGTCCCCATACGCACATGCTAAAGTTCCTATTGAAAAAAGCCTTTAAGGTTATCTCTTGGTAAAGAGCTAATTTAATTCCCGATAAAAGTTCGGTGGTAAACCCCAAATTAGACCTCATGAACTTAGCTAGGGTGATTTTAGCCTGCCGATCCCCGAGTTCCCCCTTTAGCGCAAGGGACTCCTTGTTTATGTTTACGATGGGTTTATTATATTTGTCAGGACAGTACCACATATTATAATAGTTTTAAATCATACGCTAACTGCAAATCAAATTTGGTTTTTAATATCTTGGTGAGCAAGAGCTTTTTGACAATTCTTACGCACTCCACCCTTCCGTCAACAAATAGGAATTGAATGTGAGGAAATTTTTGAATCAACTCCCTCACGTTATGAAAAATAAAATCAGGAGTTGCTCGTGTATTTTTTTTATAGACGTAAGGGAGCTTGTTAAAGGCTAAGCACTCCTCCAGTTTTCTCTCCACGAGAATCACCATGTACGCATCTTCTTCGGCGGCACGTTTTATTTCATTCTCAAATCTTTCCAGACCCGCACTTAAGGTTCCGATAAGGTCAGGAACAGACTTTCTCTCGATATAACAGTTTCCTGTTTTATCCCTGTCGTTAAGACAGTAGTCTCCAAACTTCAGCCCTTTAACTTCCGTGGGGAAGTCTTTTATTTGCAAGGGGTTTTGCTCTCGGGAATCAACATAGATGAGATGCTCGCCATTAAACTCCTCTTTAGATTTAATTTTTCCATCCAGTCTTTGAGTGGGTAAAGGGGCGAGCTTATTCTTCAAGCCTATATCCTCGCACAACTTGTAGTAGTCTTCAAATATTGTCTGGTAATAGGAAATAGGAGGGACTAAAAGTGTTCTTAGCTCTACTTCTGTTGGAGTATATTCTAGACCTTTCTCCCTTTTTCTTTTTACCAATAGTTCTTTGCAATACTTTCTAGCCTTTTCCGGTGAAGCGCCTTTTAGCCACGCCTTTAAATTTCTCTTGTTGTTAAAGTCTGCGGAAAAATACTGTTCTTTATTTTTGAATTTTATTAGCTCCTTGGTATGCAGGTCGTACCGAGGAAACTGGGTATGGTAGTAGCTCCCTATCGCCAGCTTGTGAGCCTTTATATGCAAATGAAGATTCTTGTCTTCTTTAAATTCTTTTTTGCAAACGTTACATTCAACCATTTAAAACTTCCTCTTCGCTAATCCCCATAATACGAGATTTGATCTCTTCCATTGTAGTTAGTCTTTCTATCTCTTTGGAAACGTTTTTCTTCCTGAGCTCAGCTATCTTAATCATTTTATGCCTAGACTCCTCATCTTTCCAAAGTTCCACAAGGTTCAATATGGAAGCTGATTCTTGCAGCATCTTGCTCATTCGATGGCTTCGTTTCTCTTTGAGTTCGTTAAGGAGTTTCGTCTGTCGGTTCACGCACTGGTTGTATTCTGTTTGGGCGGTATTGATAGCTTCGACCAAGCTCATTGCCATTCGTCGGCCTTCTGTATCTTCAGCGTTTTGATCTAGTAGCTGCTGCAATCTCTCAACTCGCCGCTGGATATTGGAAGCAATAACCACTTCTGCAGAGAGGACAATATATTGGTCAACCTCCTCTTGTGTAAGATCAGGCTTATCCCATGTGTACCTCACAAAACTGCTTTCGAATAATTCTCGATCTGTCTCAATATGATAAGTACCAATTTGATGAAGGAAGCGGAATGTGTGCATGTATCCAATTAAGGTATACAAGTTCCTTTTTATCTTAGTGGTGACTTTGTCCTTGTCGATTCCATTGTAAACATACTTGTTGACCCTAACTAATGCGCGAGCTTCTGACTTAGGTGGGGAATAGCCCGCTTCCGCGGCGGTCTCCTCGTTTGTCACGTCGGCATATTTAACTTTGTTATTTATTGTCTTGAGAAAGTCGAATAACACCTTGTACCTCAAATCCAAAGGAGAAATACTTGGGTCATCAAAAACGACCTTAGCCATCTCCATGGGCTTCATTGCGCCACAATTATTTGATATATACTCTTTTTGATCTTCAGTAAGTTCGGTTTTCTCTTTTGGGTAATACTTGTGGGATACCTTTGCCTTGAGGCTCTTCTCAGCCAGAAACTTCTTCACGGCTCTTCCATATTTTGACCTCCCGTCCCTCTTGTCCTCGGGGATATCAGGAAATACCAATTCGATCAATTCCTTAATAAAAGGGGGATCATCTGGGCGGTTATTCCACTCGTTCAATAGAGCTAGTTGCTGATCATCATTAAGGTCTATATTCTTGGAACTCATATTATTTCGATCTCCCCTTCTTTTAACATTTTTTTAACCTTCTGAATTATTGATTTTTTGACATTTTTAATTTGTTTGTAGCCGGGCACCCTGTTTTTTTCATTAGTTTTGTACCCCATCAATGTGGCCGCATCCTCCTCAGACATATTGTCAATATATAAAGCTTTATATATTTTCCATTCCGCAGGTTTTAAACTAGACTCCATCTTGACATTAAGTTTTTCCATCATCGCAATTACATCAAACCCTGAGTATTCGGCCGAATTAATTTCGTAAGAATGGTCATCGATAGAAACAGGTAATTTTGCGTCATAAGCTTGTTTTTTGGTTTTTGTCCAGTTTGCATAAAGCGGGCAAGTTTCCGATTGTTTTCCGTAAATGTAACATAAATCCCCCGCTTCAGCGGCCGCACATTTCAAACAGGGGCGACAATAGTTCCCGTAATTATTCCTAATGAGATTTTTTATTTGATTGGATATAATACGATTAATCCACGGATTAAGAGGTTTACACGTATCGTATAGATGCCATTTCTTAAATATATGAATTCGTAAAATCTGAGAAACGTCATCAAAATCCATCCACGAGAGCGCAGTTAAATTCCATTTGGATTTTCGTTTTTTTATCTCGAGATCTATCTGTTCAATGAAATCTTCGAATTTAGGTTTGCTGGGTTTGCTCATGGTCTCTGGAGGATGATCCCGCGTCCCTTCTGAAGTCTTCTGTAAAAGACGTTTTAGAATAAGTAGGATCCGCTTCCCTCACGTAACCATCATCTTGCTGTTTCTCACCGACAGCTAAATTTTTTAACGACACGATATTAAACGACCTAGATGTGCGAATATCTACATCCAGTTTGTCCATGTCTGGCATTTCGAATTCTTCCTCCTCGACCTCTTCTTGAATGGTCGCGATTGGGTTCTGAGGATTAGTCTTGAATACTCTTTTGGCAGGAGCTTTGTTTAGCGCCGAAAAAGCTTCCCCGCAACCAGCGCAAAACTTTGGTTTCTTTAGGGAATACTCCGTTCCCGAACCGCACGTTGGACAGTACACTTTCATATTAGCTTCTTACACTATTTTACTAAAAATAATTGTTTTTTCAAAAAAAGTGTATATCTTATGTATATGGAGACTATCAAATTCAAAAATTCTGACGGCATAGAATACGAACTACTCTGGAAAAAGCCCCATCATACTTATAATGCGGACGGTCTCTGCTATTCTCCAGAACTAGATAATCCAAAAATTCTAGTAGACCCGAAACTTAAAAAACGCAGGAAACTCAGCACTTTGATAGAAGAAGTAACCCATGCCTTCTTTTGGGACAAGTCAGAGAGAGAAGTTAGAAAGTTCTCTTCGGTTTTAGCCGGTTTAATTAGCAAGCAGATCAAATAGTTTCCAGTTCTGCGATTTTAGTAACAATGAATTTAGTTAATTCGGAGCGTACAATATCCTCCGCGGTGAATTCGAATGTCTCTATTCCCATTTTTCGGCTTTCCTCATTATCGAAAACATTAAAGATTTTGTCGAAGCCTCCTCGCTGACCATTTTTCAGATCTGTCTGCATGGGATCGGCTAATATAAAAGCTCGGGAATATTTTCCTATTCTGGTCAGTACGGTAACAATCTCTCGGAGAGAACTATTTTGAGATTCGTCCATTACTACAGCTTTTGAATTCCAGCTCATTCCCCGTGCAAAATTTACGGGATGTATAGAGACGCGGTTCTCTTTTTGTAGCTTCTTAACCGTAATGTCACTTAACAACTCATCTAATTTATCCATAAAAGGAAGATTGTAGTAGTGAAGTTTTTCGTCAGCGTCTCCCGGAAGAAACCCTAGCCTTGAGTCAGAACTCTCAACTGCTGACCTCATATAGATAATGTCAGACACTCTGCTGAGATTTAAAAGGTTTAAAGCTGCATAAACAGAAATAAGCGTCTTAGAACTTCCCGCCGGGCCTTTACATAAAATTACCCTAGTTTCTTTTTTAAGGGATAATTCAATGAATTTTTTCTGCTTCTCTGTCCAGTTAAGCTCATCTATATAAAAGGTATCTTTTGGTTTAAGTGTTTCCCTTTGGTGAACTTTTACCTTCCCGTCCAAAATCTCAAGGGATTCAAGGTCCCTTGTGCTTTTTACTTTCGGCATCAATGTAATTTACACCAAATTAGTGTAATTATTTAAGAAAAGTTATGGATAAAATCACTAACGCTATTCCACAAATTCTTAATTTGGCGAACCAAGAAGGAATGACGCCCGAACAAGTGGAACACGTTGCTCAAGATTTAGTCGGGGAATACGGATGGTTTGTTCTAGCCGCTCTCGGAGCTATCCTTGCCAAAGATATGATAATAAATTTTGCGCAAGCGTTACTTGTTTTTATGGGGAACGACTTTAACAACGACGATATAATATATATCTCTGGTCGCCAAGCGAGGATAGTTAGGGTAGGTATAAGAACCACGTGCTTTTATATGACAGACAGGGCAAGTAAAATGGTCGTCCCCAATGAACAATTAAAACAGCTTACAATTGAAAAAAAACTAATGCAGAATGGTAAAGTCCCTTACTTACCCACGGGAGGAGATCCCGGATACGTGGGGACCGAAGAAGTTCCCATTCCCCCTTCCCCAATGGAAGTCAAACTAGTGGCGGGGTATAATCCTCCCAGAAAAGTGCCCACGAGAAAAAGATGAGGAAGATACTCCTAGTAACTATCCTATTAGGGTCTGGGTGTAAATCTGGAGGAATTGACGAAAAAGGACGTTTAGAGAAAGTAAGAATTCAGATTCCTGCGTTTATCGATATAGAGTTCGAATATTACAAAGATAAGGAAAATATCGGAAAGGGAACACCCCAAAACATCTATACGAATCTCCCCCCATTTGAAGAATATCCCAAATTAATGAAAAGAACCCAAAAATAAGTGTAATCTCTAACAGAATGAAAGAGATCGATTTTAGTGAACAGATTCTTGAGTACAAAGAAGAGGGCCTTCTTGCCAACCAAAAGGCTGGTTACCCCCCTAAATGCAAACCCGGATACGAGGTAAGCGAAGATAAGAAAAAGTGCGTACCGGTAAAAGAAACGACAGAGGCCGCTAAAACCAAAAAGCAATGGGATAAAATTGATGAAAAAGAACTTAAGCGTGACTCCGATAAGGAAAAGGGAAAGCACAAAAAGGATGCGGTTAAGGACGACGACAGCAAGATAAAAAAACTTAAAAAGGGCAAGCCCTCAGAAAAAAAGAGTGTCGAAATCCACGATTTAAAGAAAGACGAAAAATACGACAAAGAGAGGAAGGCCGGTTGGAAGAAGAAAACTAAGGGAGCCAAAATAAGCTCCAAGTCCAAAAATGATCTACCCGACTCTGATTTCGCATATATACAACCGGGTGGAAAAAAGGACGCTTCAGGGAAGACTACCCCCCGTTCACTTCGTCATCTTCCCATTCCGGACGCAGCTCACGTCAGAAACGCTTTAGCGAGACTTGATCAAACAGACATCAGCCCCGAAGCTAAAAAATCTGCTCTCCGTAAGATTAAGACAGCAGCTAAAAAATTTGGCATCAAAGTTAGTGCTAGCACTAGCGCCATAGATTATTCGGACTTATATTAATACCGATCACTGGTTCTCGTTAACAAAAAGCCCCGCTTTCGCGGGGCTTTTAGTTTACCTTATATATCTCTAAAAGTAAACTATGTAACCAGCATCTGTTAATACGCCGTGTCCTTGAATTGATAGACGTCTATCATTCTTGTCAGTAGCAACCATATTTGCTATTTGGTGTGTTGTCTGTCCGTCGAAAATAACCAACTCGCCTATTTTGTATTTGAATGTTTTAACAGTTTTTACAAGTCGTTCCTGCAACCTAGTACTCATCTTGTCGAACCTATTTGACAATGATGTGGTATTATTGATAATATCATCATCCCAATAGTTTAGACCTGCACCATTTTTAGGGGTCTCGAGCATGATAGTAAATGTTATGGGGTTAGTGTGGTGAAACGGAAACACTGACGATATGTGTGGGTTATCTTTATGTATATTCCCCCCATACGGTACGCCTATAGGTAAATTATTTAATTCCTCGAAGATGTGGAACCCCGGAACATTAACGCTTGGGGGAGAGGTCACCGGTTCCCCCAAATAGTCTTGTAATACTCCGAACATCTTTAGGTAGAACTTACCAAAGTTACTAGCAATTATGTCATTGGTTTTTTGTGCATTATCTCCATGCGCTTCGTGAGCGTCTAGGTACGCGGAAGTACCTAGTGTCCAGAAATAGATACCAGTAGATACAAAACGCTTTGTAAAGTGTTCATGCAGGGAGTCCAGCATTTTAACTATATCCGCGCTCTCGGCGCGGCTAAAGCATTCTAATCTTGTTAACTTGCGATGTGAGTCGTGCTCCATTCTTTTTCTTTCATTAACAAAAAGTCCCGCTTTCGCGGGACTTTTAATTTACCTTATTATAATGTCGCCTCCTTGGTGCGCGGGTCTTCTTATTATAATCATCCCTACTTTACTTCGAGGTATCTTTAGCTCCCAATTTGTCTCCATGGTAGACTTAAGGCTTCTCTCTGCTATACTTGACGGTATATAGTATGGTCTATGATACTGTACAACAAGATTGTTGCCCTTTCATTCACCCGGATCGTTTCCGTCGATCACTTTGTCCCGATTATTTTTGAACTCTGCGCGGATTTCCTTCATGCGTTTACCGACCTCTTCGCGATGGGATTTCATCTTCTCATACCATTCTTTTCTTCCCTCGGACATCTTCTCCCTAAGGGCCTTCTTTTCGTCATCCGTAGCATCTTTCCATGCGTCTCTATCAAAAGCACCCCTCTGCTTTTTGGCGGCAGCGGCAAAGGCCTCCTTTAGTTCTTTGATCTTGGAGTCGTCTCTTACGAGCTTACCAAATCCACTGTCCTTCTTGTGGTCGCCCTTTTTGCGGTCACGAACTTTATGGCCACGTTTCTTTGCATCCCCGCGATGCTTCCTGCGTTTTTCAAAAGCAGCTTTAAGGCGCTCTTTAACCTTTTCGGAATCCCACTTCTTACCACCACGTTCAGGCTTCTCCTTTGTGGGTCTATCTGGTTTAGGCGCAGGCTGAGCCCGTGTAGTCGTTAACGCTGACGCCACAATAGCTACCAGCCCGATTTTGAGTATACGTTTAATAAACATAACAAACATTACACCGCAAGAATCATGCCAGTCATAAAGCGCTCATTTGTTAGGTTTCAAAAGCTCTACGAGCTTTTAGATTGGGTATAGTCCCCACCCGTGCCAAAAGGTTGGGTAAATACCCCCGCGTGGTGTAATATAAAACATGAAGAAAAAGCTAGCCATAGGTGCAGTAATTTTGGCCCTCATAGCCGGGGTGACGTTTTGGGCTGTCAGAGGTGAGGATATTAAAGAAAAGGCCGTAGAGAAGGCTGTGGAAGCCGTAGTCGAGACCGTGGTGAAAGAAGCCGCCGAAGAAGCGAGGGACAAACTAATAAAAGAAGCGATAACAAAACTTATCCCTTGAGTAACTATACAGAAAAACGCCCTTGGGGCTCCTTTACCGTCTTGGATGAGGGGAAAGGATTTAAGGTAAAACGTATTACTGTCGAAGCGGGAGAAAAACTATCGCTTCAATACCATAATCGACGCTCCGAACATTGGACGGTTGTTTACGGAACGCTTACCGTGACGGTGGGTGAGGTTACTCAAGAGCTTAAAGTGAATGAGTCTACATATATTCCCATCAAAGAAAAACATTGTATCGCGAATCATACTGATGACTTCGCCGAAATTATAGAAGTTCAAATTGGTGACTATCTTTTCGAGGACGATATAGTAAGGCTGGAGGATCGTTACGGCCGAACAACCCCAGAACCTAAATTATGATTTCGCGCTAGGAGAACCCTCTCCTGTAGAGGCGTCATCGCCAGAACTATATTGCCAATATTTCTTTGGGCTAAATTTATTAAGCCAAGCTTTAGCGATCATTGGTTTATCAATATGCCTAACAAAGAAGTTAATTGGTACGCCAGTATTTCCGTCTGACGCGTGGTTCACGTAATGGTCGAAGGCGGTCATTAGCGAGTTCGTATCAATAACACTGTTTTGCTGACCTTGGAGCTTGCCAACACTGGTAACCGCAGAATCAATATAGCCATTTTGCAGAGTCATATATTCTTTCCCAGTTTTTGCTTTGTCGGCATCTGACGTCATGCTTTTAACGTCTCCACCCGTAGCCTCTTGAATCGTTTCTAACCCCTTCATGATCGACGCAGGATCCGGATCCAACGCTCTCACGGTCGTATGGATATCGTTGCATTTGATGGATGGAATAATACCCATCGTGACTATAGAACAATGAGTCGACAATGCGCTAGTGCTTAACATATTCTTAACACTATCACTAAATGATTTATCGACACCGAATTTGCCCTCTCCGCTAGCAAGAAATGCTCCGTAAGAAAATGCTGATGTCATTTGGG